TACAGCTGCCACCTGAGAGCGGCTGGCCGATTACTTTTAGGCTCGGAGACCAAATCCCAAAGCCAACTGCACTTTGGTGCCCTCGTATCAGGGCAATCATATTGTTAAAGAGCGTGACTTCCGTTTCGTACTGCACCAGCGTCTTGCTGATGGACTAACTGTACAACCAAACCTGTATCCTGTAAACAGGCAAAACTGTATATTCATTTAAAACACCTGTATTTGCTTGTTTTTGTATGAAATTTATTTTTATTTAGGCAACAAAAAACCCGCCGAAGCGGGTTCTTGTTTAACTAAGGTTATTTTTATCTGATGGTTACACCGTACCAAAACACCGAGCCAACGACTCGAATCTTGTTTGTGTCATCACCGAGATAGATTTCGTCCGGATATTCATCGGTATTAAACGACCTAAGTCTTATGCCACCACCGGGTAGACGGTACATTATTTTAACGCGTGCCATTCCTTCGTGATCAAGAGCATAAATCTTACCGTCCTTGATTTCGGTGTTCCCTGTGTTAATTGCCACTGTAGCGCCGTCAGGAAGCACAGGATCCATGCTATTACCCCAAACCGACATACAAGCAGCTTCTTCAGGCTTCACACCTAGATTTTTAAGGCTACGCAATGAGAACTTAAGTTTCTTCCCGTCACTATCTAATTCGACCACTCTGCCATCACCTGCGGCAAGTTGCGCTTCTTTGAAGAAAGGAAGGAAAACGTCATCATCTTCATGATCGCTGTCCTCATCCCAGAGAGAAATCCCCTCAAGCTCCGTCGCGTTCGACTCTTGTACTCCGGTCTTTAGCCAATTGGCTGAACATTTCAGAGCTTGGGCGAGCTCGAAGAGCTTTCTTGTGTTCTTCGTCTCTCCATTCTCGATACTAGCAATAGATTGCTGCTTTATTCCAACCTTATCTGCCAATTCTGTCTGCGTGATCCCAAGCGCCTCACGCCTTTCTTTTACCCGCTCTGCGAGGCTCATGTTTTTCTCCTGGTGGTTAAAATCAAGCGCAAATAGTTTCACAGCAAAACCTGTATTTGACAAACAGGTCTGTCTGTATGACAATACAGATAAACCTGTAGGAGGATGTATGGAAACAGATGAAACCATTTCCCAACGTGTAAAGCAGCGACGAATCGAGCTTGGAATGACCCAGGCCGAGGTAGCTGAACGAGCTGGCATCCGTCAGCAGTCTTACCAGCAGCTTGAAGCTGGACAAACAAAACGCCCGCGCAATCTCCTTGAAATCGCAAGTGTTCTGAAATGCAAAGCTCAGTGGCTGTTGTACGGAACTACCAGTAAGAAAGCAGCTTAGTTAACACCGCTCTTTAAAAACCTAGCCGCCCTGATTCGAGGGCTTTAACCAACTGGCAGCCTTAACGGACTGCTTACGTATTAACTAATCAACAACGGAAGTATCACGCATGGACATTGCAAGAGCACGCAAGAAGGCATCGCGAATTGAATCGCAACTGCTTGGCAAGCTGGCTGTATTCGGTCAGAGCAAATTCGCTCAGATGATGGGCGTACATGAATCAACGGTAAGCAGGATGAAAGAAGGATTTTTCCAACAGGCAAGTATGGCACTGGCAATTCTTGAGTATGGCGTAGATGACACGGAAATCGTGGAGTTGGCGCGAAGATTTGCTGAGGTGCTTACTAAGAAAAAATCCCCTGCGCGAACAGAGGATTCAGTAGAGCAAATAACACTTAGCTTCTGAGGTAATTATACATGAGTTTATCAACAGTAGTAAATCAGTCGATGTGTAGCGTAGAAATTGCTGAACTTCTGGAGTCTCGCCATGCAGATGTTTGCAGAACCATTGAGCGTTTAATGGAGAAGGGCGTGATTCAGGGGTATGCGCCAACGGCGTACACCCACCCGCAGAATGGTCAGCAGTATCAGCAGTACCATGTGAGCAAGCGCGATAGCTACGTCATCGTCGCCCAGCTTTCCCCGGAGTTCACAGCTCGTCTCGTAGACCGCTGGCAGGAACTTGAAACAGGATCCCAACTTCCTACTGATTACCTTTCGGCTCTTAAGGCTCTGACTGTTGAGGTTGAGCAGCGTCAGGTGCTTGAAAACCAACTGGCTATTGCGGCACCAAAAGTTCAGTTCGTTGACAGCTACGTCAATGCAACCGGATCACTTGGTTTCCGTGAGACGTGCAAACTCCTCCACATCAAAGAACCAGCCTTCCGTAAGTTCCTGCTCGACAGCGAGATCATGTATCTACTGGCGGGCAAGTTAACGCCTTACGCTCAGCACATCGACGCAGGGCGCTTCACAGTTAAAACCGGCGAGAACCAGACTAACGGTCACGCCTTCACCCAGAACAAGTTCACACCCAAAGGCATCCAGTGGATCGCCGGATTGTGGGCGGCAAATCAACTTAACGAGGCTGCTTAATGGCCAGATCAAGAAACATAAAGCCTGGGTTTTTCACTAACGATGAATTAGCAGAGTGCTCAGCATATGCAAGATTGCTATTTGCCGGTTTGTGGACGATTGCAGATAAAGAAGGGCGGTTGGACGACCGCCCGAAGAAGATTAAAGCTCTCGTACTACCTTTTGACACGGTTGATTGTGACGAGCTTCTTACGCAACTTCACGCAAAGAACTTCATAACGCGTTACTCAGTGGAAGGTTCAGACTACATCCAGATAAATAACTGGAAGAAGCATCAGAACCCACACTGCAAAGAAAGTGCTAGTGATATACCTGAACATGTAATGCAACCTACTGAAATTAAAGAAGCACCGGTAAAGCACCGTGCAAGTACGGTGCAAGAACCAGTAGAGAACAATTTAAATCCTGCTGATTCCCTTAACCTGATTCCTGATTCCCTCACTCTGATTCCCTATAACACCCAAGCCGCTGAAGCAGCTTGTTCCGCAGAAGAAGAATTGGTTTCAGCTCTGGAAGAAGAACCAGCAAAAGACAATGTTCATCCGATGGTCAGGAAATATGCCTTCGAGGGTCAGGTCATTCGCCTGAATGAAAAAGACTTCGATAACTGGAAAGCGTTGTTTAGCAATATCGACCTGACTGCTGAGCTGACTCGTCTGGATCTGGAGTTCACCCATGATAAGCCAAAGAACTGGTTCAGCACTGCCAGCGCAAAGCTTAACTACCAGAACAAGCAACCATCTTACAGCCAGCCTCGCAAGTCTCCGGTAGCTGAAAGCTTCTCTACCAAGAATTACGGGACTACTGACGCACCTGCTTGGATGGAGGAATGATCATGCTCAGTTACGCAGAAGAAATCGCCAAGGTTGAAAGCACTCTGGAGAACATCAGGAAGCCAGCTGCTGAGATTGAAGGGACAACCTTCGAGTATCTGCCTGTGATTTGCGATACGCACGGGGAGTATCAGCAACTGGTTCGCTCAATGAAAGCCTTTGGCACAATGCAGACCAAAACTTCATGCCCGGCCTGCCTGATGGAAAAGCTTCAATCCCTGAAAGAGAAACAGGCCAACGAGGATGTCCGTATCAAGCAGTCGAATATCAAACGCTTGATGGCTGACCTCTTGCTGCCTGACCGGTTTGCGAATGCGACGTTGGAAAACTACCACCCTCAGAACGACGAGGCGGCGCGATGCCTGCACGTGTGCAAAGCGTATGCGGCTAAGTGGCGGGAGCGTCTCAAGCAGGGCGGCGGCATGGTTATGACTGGTAAGCCTGGCACTGGCAAGAATCACCTTGCTCTGGCTATCGCAAAGCACGTCATCACTGAGCATCAGAGTTCGGCGCTGTTCACTACAGCTTTGCGCGTTGCTCGTAAGTTTAAATCCTCATGGGGCAAGAACGCTGAAATCACGGAGCAGGAAGTCATCGAAGCCTACACCAGCCCCGACCTGCTGATTATCGATGAGGTAGGCGTCCAGTTCGGATCCGAATCAGAGAAGCTCATCCTGTTCGAAATCATCAACACCCGTTACGAGAAAATGCGACCGACCATCCTCATCAGCAACCTGCCGAAGGATGAGCTGTCAGCGTTTATCGGAGAGCGAGTGATTGATCGTATGAACGATGGCGGCGGCTGCACTCTGGCCTTCACGTGGGATAGCTACAGGTCTAAGGCGGCATGATGCAAATCACACCAGACGACTACACCGTAATAGCCAGCTACGCAGCTGATGACTACGACTGGTTACAGGACATAAGCACACCAGTCAAGCGAGCCAACATGCTTGAATTCAGCGAGAAGGTTGCTGAGATATTCGTGCAGATGGGCGCCGGGCAAGTGAAAGGGGAATTCTGATGGACAACACGAAAAAGACAGTAACGATTTACGTCACAAAGTACGCGCTGACAACTGGGATCTTCACAGCTCAGGGTGAGCAGTCATCCGATGACTCATTCTTCTTCAAATCAGAAGGTTCGGGATTCACCAATTTTGCAAGAGGTAATGATGTCCATCTGACCGAAGAGGCGGCACTAGCCCGCGCAGAAGAGATGCGCATTGCAAAGCTGAAAACACTCGACAAGCAGATGAAGAAGGTCAGTGCAATGAAGTTCGAGGTGAAGTGATGGACACTAAGGCAGCATTTGAGAAGTGGGCTGAAGAGGTCGGTGCCTTGCCGTGGGGGTATCTTAAAAAACAACGCACAGCGAGTGGCAATTACTCAGTTCAGATTTACACGTACATGTGGCAAGCGTGGCAGGCCAAACCAATCTGCTCTGACGAATTGGCATGTGACATGGCTAAAGAAATTATGGACCTCCTAAAAGAACCCAATCTCGGCGGCGATATCCAGCTACAGGCGAAAATCCAGTGCTTACTGGCAAATGCTATTGCCACATCCCACGGAATCAGAATTAAGGGTAAGACGGAATGAAACAGTTAAGTCTTGGTGAATTAATCGAAATTCTTGAATCACATGACCCAGAGACAATGTGCTTTAACGGATTCGGTGCGGCAGATTCATACCGTGGATATTATGAGCAACTTGCATTCGAACCGGCTGGTGAAACATCGTTTGGTAAAATGCTTTCCTATGCGAAGTTTGCCCTCAATAGCACCTATACGGGGTGGAAGGGTGGCGAGTTTTTAATGACCAAGGACACTCTGGTTAACATAGCAAACCCAGGGGAGTGCGGGTATCCAATCACAGAATCAACACTTGAGGTAAGCCATGAATAACGATTTAGAGCAGTTCAGCGAAGAATATCTGAAAGATATGCAGAAGCACATGGCATTAGGAATGACGTTAGGCCATGCGGATGTGTTTCTGATTCGCCAGTTAATCGATTTATCCCTAGCAGCAAAGCAGGCCAAGCCGGTGGGATATTTTAGACAAATGACATGCGGCATGTATTACCAGCTATCAAAAAGTACCGCAACAATGGATCAAATCCCGCTCTACACCACCCCACAGCCAGCCCATACAGAGCAAGTAATTAAAATTACGCAGACCATGCTGGATGCGGCTGTTGCTGACTACTGCACCACTGGGAAATACACGGTAGAAAATATCCCATACGAACTGCGCCGCCAGGTGGAATTTGAAGCTGAATGCACATTCAAAGCCATGCTCGCCGCCGCCCCTAAACCGGAGAGTGAATAGAGGTGACTAATGCAAATCGAATTGGTCAAGAATGCCGGTGGCGTTTTTGTTCCAGCGTTCGATCATGATCTCCCCAGGCTAACCAAGTTCAAGAACGGCGAGCAGTACACCGCCGAAATCAAGCTAACCCGTAACCCCGCCTTTCACCGCAAGATGTTCGCATTCTTCAACTTCTGTTTTGCGCACTGGTCAGCAGACAAGACCGGCTTAGCTAATGCAGACGAAACCACACAGTTCGATCGCTTCCGGAAAGATTTAACAATTCTGGCGGGCTTCTACGACCAAACAGTGAGGTTAAACGGTGATATCAGGACTGAGGCAAAGAGCTTGGCTTTCGCGAATATGGAGTCTGACGAGTTCGAGCGCTGCTACAACGCGATGGTTAACGCCGCCCTAAAGCACTTGTTCGGTCGCACCACTGACCAGAACATCATCAATCAACTTTACAGCTATTTCTGAGGTTTCCATGAACACTCAAGACAGCATCGAGCTATTTGAAACCAGAAAGCAAGCCATCAAGACCTTTATCGCAGCACACAACGGAGTTCGGCGGATAGATGTCCAGAACAAGCTTGGACTGAAAGACACGTTCACAGCTAACCTGCTGACGCGGATTATTAGGCTAGGTGAAATCTACCGATTCGGCACCGGTCCGACTATTCGCTACTGGATTAGCGAGGAACACATGAACGAATACAACGCCTCTCAGGTTGAGCCACCAAAACCTAAGACGAGGACGCCGGTTATCGTTGGCAGAAAAAAGCCAAACAACAACCCTACGATGATATTCCTCAGCAGAAAGCGACCGGTTGGCATCAACACCATCTTCGACGAATGCAGGCAGAACAGCACCATTCTCCCAGTGCTTAGGGTGATGGCAGCAAGGAGAGTGGCATGAAAGATTATTCAGCGATGAGTGACTTTGACATTAACCTTCTCGTCAATCGGTCTCTAGGGTTGAAACATTACCCAAACGAAGAGAAAAAGGTCATTGAGGTATTTGGTGACATAGTCATTTTCGACCCCTGCAACAACCCAGCCGACGCATGGCCGATTATCGTCGCTAACAAAATATGGCTGCGAGAATTATATGGAAACTGGGATTGCAAAGGATTCCCTAGCCCTCCTCATCCATGTGGTCAGGTGCAGTTCTCCGATACCAACCCACTGCGCGCCGCAATGATTGTCTATCTCAAGATGAACGACGCGGAGAAATGCGATGGCTAAACTCACGTGGTTCACCTACGACACAGTAATGACCACTCTCGAAGCCGACACCCTCATCAAGAAGTACACCTCTCAAAACATCCAAACGCAAAAGCAGCTCTCAGCAGATTACACAGGCTGGTATGTCTCTGCTTTGTTACCCGAATACAGAGTAGAACCACGAGCCAGTCGGACGTGGCAGAACCCTATGTGGAGATAAATAATGGCTGAACTTTCAACAGTGAAAGAAGAACTGGAATCGGCGAAATGGAACCTTGGGCAGGCTCAAAAAGCATTAGCCAATTACAGCGAATACAATCAGGCCGGAAAAGACTATTGCGTATCTTCCGCCAAACGAGAGCTACAAGATGTTTTCCAGCGAATTCACCGAGCCTTGTTAATTGACGGCGGTGTTGAAGTGAAGGTGCCGAGATGAAAGAACCTGACCGCCCACGCTGCTGTCGATGCCACGCACCCCTATCTCACTACGAGATGTACTACTACGGCCTGTCTTGTGACCACTGCGAAACTGACTACACCTACCGGCATAACGGAGTTAAAAACTATGACTACTGGAAGCGATTCACAGGCTACGCCGTGCGCTGGGTGTGGCATGGCATTGGCAGAGGACGAGACGCACTGCTGCAACGATTGCGCGAGCTTCTTCGAAATGGGCGGCGTAGAGGTTTCTGAACATCTGAGGAACGAAAGTGATGAGTGATTTAACACCTGATCTATTGGTAGTCATGTCAGTCATGGCGTATTGCATAGTTCACACGGCGTTCTGGCACGCAAGACATGCAGTGAATTGGATTATCGCCAAATACTACAAACATGGGCGCTTCCACAATGAAGTAAACGATTTGCTTTGGAAAGTTGGCCGACCTTCAGTCGGGGAAGACAACACAACTCGCATAGCCGGGGAAGACTTCGAAATTGTTATCAAGCAATGGAGCAAAGACGATGAAGCCACCAAAAAGCCGTAAATGCAAAGTCTGCGGAGATAAGTTCAAACCAGAAACCCTGTACGAGTGGTGGTGCAGCGAAGAACACAAGGAAGAGCTAATCACCAAGTTAGCAACCGAAGCCCGACAGAAGCGCATACAGCAACAGGAACGACAGCGAAGAGTAACAGCCCGAATAGAAAGACAAACCCACAATATTCGAAAGCTCGCAGTAAAGCCTCTCAGTTACTTCGCAAAACAAGCCCAGACAGAATTCAACGCCTTCATCAGAGAACGTGACG